TGGAGAATAACTTATGACCGCAACAAACACATATTCAATCTCACAAACTGACTTCGTGCTTTCAGAAGATGGACTGACAAACGTAATTAACGTCATTCATTGGCGCGTAAACGCAGAGCAAACCGTAGGCGAAGTTACCTACAACGCCTCAAGCTACGGGACGCAATCTGTGACTTTCGACCCTGATAATTTCACTGATTACGCAGATGTCACTGAGGCCAATTGCATTGCTTGGGTAAAGGCAGGAATGGGTGAAGAGCAAGTGACTGCATTAGAGACGGGCCTAAAAGCTAATATCGACCTACAGATTAACCCAGTTAGTGGATCAGGCACCCCCTGGGCTGCATAAGGAATAAAGATGAGCGACCCAACAGTAGAAATAGATGGCCAAGAGTTTGCATTCAGCGACCTTGAGCAAGATGCGCAGGTAATGATTGGCCGCGTACAACAATTGCGCGAAGCACAGCAAAACTTGCAGATTCAGTTAATAGAAAACGAGCGCAGCATAGCCAGCTGGGAAGCCGATATTCGTAACTCAATCAAGTCGGTCGAAGCCGAAGAGTCTGCTTCACAGTGACTCAGAAAGAATTAACAGCCAAGGCTTTGGCCTCGATTGAGGCGCACGAACGAGAGTGTGTCGTTAGGTATCAAAGCATTGAGCGCAGGTTTGACAGCGGCGCGGCTAAGTTTGTTCGTTTAGAGCAAATGATATATGGCCTATACGCATTGGTTCTTGGTTCAGTGTTGGTTCCGCTTATTATTGCTATGGGCTAACAGGTGATTTTAGAGGCTATTGCTGCAGCAAGCGCAGCGTGCAAAGCCTTGGAGATGGCTGCGGGTGCAGCTAATAATATAGAACAGCTGGGTGGTTACATAGCCAAGCTTGGATCTAGCGAATTTGATCTGCAGCGCGCAAAGAACAGCAAAAATTTGAGCGAGGCTGACGCGCTCAAGATTGTTATGGCTGAAGAGACTTTGCGCCAGAGCAAAGAAAACATTAAGTCGGTATTTCTTGCATCTAACAGGATGGATTTGTGGCAAGACATGATGGTCAAGCAGGCTGAAGCGCGTAAAAACCGCCAAGCATTCTTGAAGTCAGAAGAGGTTAGAAAGAAAAGATTTAGAAAGCAGCTATCTCAGTACGCACTTATATTTGCGGTTGTGATTGTTTTAGTGCCAGCCACCATTGGCGGCTTACTGGCTTGGCTTACCAACAGATAAATGTGGGATTAATAAATGAAATTTGATCTTATAAAAAATGTAATCGGCAGTCTTGCGCCTACACTGGGACACGCCTTGGGCGGTCCTTTAGCTGGTACTGCCATGAAGGCAATCGCCAGCGTTATGGGTTGCGAACCAGAACCCAAGGCATTGCAGAAGGCGGTGCAGAACGCCTCCCCAGAGCAGTTGGCAATGATAAAAGCTGCAGACAACGAATTCGCTGTGCAGTTAAAAAAGCTTGATGTGGATGTGTTCTCGCTGGAAGTGCAAGACACTCAGAACGCCCGCAAGTCTTTTGCTGGCGATTGGACCCCTAAAGTGCTGGCGTTACTGGCGTTCATTTTCTTTGGCGCTTATGTCTCCATCGTGACGCTAATGCCAGACACAAACGAATCAATCGTCAATCTAGTGCTTGGATACCTTGGCGGCATAGTGAGCGCAGTCGTGTCTTTTTATTTTGGCGCTTCTAACAAGGGTGAAAGCCAATGAGCAGTGACAAGCTATTTGAAATGCTAAGAAGGCACGAAGGCGTTAAGCAATTTGCGTACCGATGCACGGCGAATAAGATCACAATCGGCGTAGGCCGATGCGTGGACGAAGACGGCGGCATTGGCCTCTGCGATGCCGAGATTGACTTCTTGCTGTCTAACGACGTAGATAGAGTTGAGGTTGAGCTTGAGAACAATTTCTCTTGGTACAAAAATTTAAACGATGCACGCAAAGACGCGATGGTTTCCATCGCCTTTAACCTGGGCCTTACCCGGCTGCTCAAGTTTGAGAAAGCGCTCGGATTCATGGCTGGCGGTGACTACATCATGGCTGGCATGGAATTCGACAACAGCCTTTGGTCTAAGCAAGTCGGCGCAAGGGCTGAAGAGCTTTGTCAGATGATTGAAACAGGGGAGTATCAAGATGCCTCTGCTTAACGTAAGCCCTCCAGCTGGCGTAGTTAAAAACGGTACTGCGCTGCAGCAAGCAAACACTTGGAGTGATGCAAATCTAGTCCGCTGGTACGAAGGCGCTATGCAGCCAATTGGCGGCTGGCGTAAGCGCACCACGGCAGCAATGAACGGCGTGTGCAGGGCAATCATCAGTTACTTAGACAATGGCCGAAACAGACGCACGGTTGCTGGCACGCACACTAAATTATATTTTGTCGGAGAAGACAACACGCTAACGGATATTACCCCGTCAGGGTTCACCACTGGCAACGCAAACGCAGTCCAGAACCTCGGCTATGGTGGCCTCACTTGGAATGCCAGCACTTGGAATACGCCAAGACCTGACAGCGGCGCTTATACGCCAGCAACCACCTGGTCACTAGACACGTTTGGAGAGTACGTTATTGCGTGCGCTACCAGCGATGGCAAGATTTACCAGTGGGCTAATTCTACTGGCGCGCCTGCAGCGCTGTTATCTAACGCGCCCACCAGCACCACCGCAATCGTCGTAAGCGAAGAGCGTTTCGTGTTCGCATTGGGCGCTGGCGGTGTAGGTAATAAGGTAGCATTTAGTGACCAGGAGCAAAGCAATGTATGGGCACCAGCTGCAACGAACCAAGCTGGTTCTTTCACCTTGGCCACTAATGGCAACCTGATGGCTGGCGTAAGAATGAGAGGCGAAACGCTATTGCTCACCGACATGGATGCACACACAGCGCGATACCAAGGCCCGCCATTCGTGTACGGCTTTAGACAGGCCGGGACAGGCTGCGGTGTGATAAGCGCCAATGGCTGCGCGGTTGCGGATGGCACAGCCTACTGGATGGGAAATAATGGCTTTTATTCTTACAACGGCTCAGTGCAGTCTATGCGTTCTAGTGTTGGTGATTTCATATTCTCGCACCTTAACACCACGGAGAGATCTAAGGTGTTCGCAGTCGTTAACTCGCAGTTTAGTGAGGTCGTTTGGTTTTACCCAAGCGCAGGCACCACAGAGAACGATTCTTATGTGAGCTACAACTACCGCGAAAACCACTGGCAGATTGGCAAGGTGGCCCGCACTGCAGGCTTTGATATTGGCGCGTTTGTTTTTCCTAATTACACAAGTGCGGACGGATATGTTTATGAACACGAAGTCGGCAATTCGTATGACGAAAACAGCGACGTATTCGCTGAAACTGGCCCCATGCAGATCGGCGTTGGCGACAGAATGATGGTCGCAACCTCATTGATCCCAGACGAGCAAACCCAGGGCGATGTCACGGCGACATTCAAAACTAGAATTTATCCAAACAGCGCAGAAAGCTCTTTCGGGCCTTTTGACATGGCCAACCCAACCAGCGTGCGCTTCCAAGGACGGCAAGTACAAATGCGCGTCACTGGCGACCAGCCTACCAGCTGGCGAGTGGGCAATATGCGCTTAGAAGTGGTAGCAGGGAGTAGACGATGATTTTACCTAACGCATCAAATGCTTATGACCAGGGCGTTGAGTCACAGCGCAATTTGCTGATTGAACAGGCCGATGATATGAACAGAAAAAAGAATCAAGACATCGAGCTACGCAATGATCGGCTGATCTTGCAAAGTCCAAATGGCACGCGCTACAAGCTAGCTGTCGAAAACAACGGTAATTTATCGGCGGTCCAAATATGAGTGAGCAGGCGTTAGAAAAGCAGGCATCAGACACAGTAGGCCCATACCGGGAGTTGCTTGAGTCGGCGCTTGAGCGATCTGGTGGCACGCACACATACGAAGACGTGTTGGACGCAATTATTCTTGGCGATATGTTTTTTTGGCCAGCAGAAAAAAGCTGCATGGTCACTGAGATCGTCCAGTACCCAAGGCTGCGCGCGCTGCACGTTTTTCTAGCGGCTGGCGACCTAGATGAAATTAGGGGCATGGAATCAAGCCTGATCTCGTTTGCGAAGTCCATTAAGTGCTCAGCACTGAGCATGAGCGGGCGCAAGGGCTGGGCCAAGGCGCTCAAAGAAATGGATTGGAAAGAAGCACACACAACTTTGGTTAAGCAGATATGAGTAAAGACGGCAGCGCAGGCGGCGGCACAAACATAAACATTGATGATTTGCTGGCAATGAACCCAGAGCTTTTGGATCAGGTAGCGAATACGCCTGCGCCTCAAAGCACCGCGCCTGCGGTAGAAGCAAGCATCCCAGCAGAAGCGCCGCCAACTCGCTTTTACGGCACAAATACCAGCAACCAGATCAATCAGCCTGATGCAAAATATTATCAGTCGTTCGCCATGCCGGGCACCAACGACTTTTATGGATCTGGCACAGAGATTACGCAGCCCGGCACAGACTACTATCATAGCTTCCCGATGCCGGGTGAAGATGCTGCGAAAGCGCCAAGGCCCACCGCCACGCCTATCCCAATTTTTGACATCAACGAATATGACGATTCTGAAATTTTTGACGGCAGTATCGTTGGCGGCGAAGGTGGGCAGTCTTTTGAGCCTGCCTATGGTCGCCGAGGAATCAACCCCTCGATGCCTATCCTCGATGCAGCAGAAGAAGAGGAAGAAGAGATGCGTTACTACACGCCAAGATTTAATAATTTCAACATAGGAACGATGTGAGATGAGTGCAGGCAAATCCAAACAAAGCGCAACACAAGCCTTTGACCCGGAATTAAAAGGAATGCTGACAAGCACATTCCGCAGCGGTCAGCAGCTTGCTCAAACACCATATCAACCATATAACGCGGCGACTGTTGCGCCATTGTCGCCAGCTGAGCTTGAAGGCATGAACCTGGCCGCTAACACAGCCCGCGCTGGTGTTGGGCAAGCGCAGATGAATCAAGCGATAACTGGCGCACAAGCTGGCATAAACTACCAGCCCACAACGGCTGGCGCGCAGACAGTGGGCGCGATGGGTGGGCCTAGTGACGTTTCTGCACTCTCGATCTGGGATAGGGATTTGAAGCAACCAGCCGACATCTCTAGCCAATCTATAACTGGCCAAAATGTTACTGCCCAGAATGTTGGCACCAGCGGGCCAGTTGGCGTGAGCAACATTGCCAGCGGCGGAGTAAACGCCCAGCAGATTGGCGCGTTACCCGGCATCCAAGCACAGAATGTTGGCGGGCAAACAGTGCAGGCGCAGAGCTTGGCAAACACAAACTTAGATCCTTATCAAAATCAGTACACCAGCGGCGTTATCGACGCAGCAATGGGCGACCTAAACCGCGCACGCGAAATGACTCAGAACCAAAACGCTGCAAGCGCAGTGTCAGCTGGCGCGTTTGGCGGAGATCGTCAGGCACTTGTAGAGGCAGAAACCAACAGAAACTTTGGCAGGCAGGCCAGCGATATGGCCATGAACTTGCGCAACCAAGGATTCCAAAACGCTCAAGCGGCTGCGCAAACAGACCTTAATCGAGCGCAAGACGCGGGCGGTCAGAACGCGCAGTCTGCGATGCAAGCTGCATTGGCTAATCAGCAGGCGGGCTTGTCGGCTGGACA